GCTCCTTCTAATGCTGCAATTCGCAGTGAGTCAGTAGTAGTTTCGTCGTACTGAACAGACACATCTGAGTTAGTACCAAATATTAAATTTACATTATCTGGAACAGTACAGTTAGCGGTAAGAGATGTTATCGCTCCACCTTCACCAGCAGTTCCATCGTGTGAATGACCAGAAGTGCTAAAAGCAGACTCTAGCCTGTCAAACTCGTTGTTACTGTGTGCAGCGGTAATAGTGTCGCCAGACGAGTAACTGCTTTGTCTTGTGTAATTAGTACCCATGTTACATTCTCGCTCCCGGTGTAAATTCTAATTCAAATCCTTTTAATGTTATTGGAGGATTACTGCTTTCATCCTCAAGACGTATTACTACTGTAAAGCCACTACCCTCTACCGATTGACGTACAATAGGCATACCCTCTGCATCGTACACTGCTGAATCGTATAATGTACCTGAGTTATCGTACACTGCTGCAGTGTCTGCAGTGCTTAACGTGTATGCACTTGGTTGTGGTGTTCCTGCATCCTCAAAGTCATACTTAACAAACAGGCTAGCATTGACTGATCCTTCAGGATCGTAGTTAACGTTAATGCGTTGCATGTTCTTTCGTATACCAGCGTCACCCATTGTCAGATCGGGTGAGCGGTAGATTGCTTTCATGGCGGTGCCGTTAAAGGTGTTGCCTGATTCTTGTAGATACACATATCCATCAAAACCGCCGTGTATTACTTTTTCTACACCGCTAATAAATCCTGAGTCACAACAAGAAGGTTTAATGCCACGTATATCGCTGTACTCCCAACCAATCTGTCCTGAAGGATTAGACTTTAGTACACCAATAATACCTTTCTCTGCACTTTCTAAACCACCACTAGGATAAAATAAACGATATTGGCTTTTATCACGTATCACAACTGAAGATATATTTGTAAAACCAATGTCACTAATACGTGCCTGTATTTGTTTAGATACTGTACCTAGTTCTACGTCACCGATACGTGCAGTACCGGCAATGGTGCGTAGACCGTCAGGTGCAAGAAAGATAACGTCACCTCCTATTTCCTGAATACTGAACGCATCTGAACAACCAACATTACGAGAGATAGGTGCTATTGCAAAGTCAGCTAGTGCGTTACCAGCAAGTTTGTAGATACGATCTTCACAGAATATAATCAGTTCACCACGGAAGGATTTTAAGGCTATGATGGTGCTATCAACATTAAGTGAACCTGCACCGTTAGATGCTGTAAAATCGTTTTCATCACCTATGGCAGAAAAAACGATTGTGTTAGGTTCTGCACTCATACCAGCATAGAACATGTGGTTCTTAAAAGCTGTAACCATACTAGGATCAGACGGTGCGGTGCCAAGACCTGCAAATGTAACAGACCCGCTGCTTATTGTTCCTGTTGTTGCAACGGACATAGTAACTGTAGTTCCAGATATAGAAGATACTTTTGCACCTGAACCTATGTTTGTGCCACCTATGTACATTCCCTCCATAATACCAGCTGCGCTAGATACGGATAAAGATGTTGAACTGTTAGATGCTGAACCTGTAGTAGATATAGTAGTAGCACCTTTGATATCCATAACAGTAGTGCCATTGTACACGCTTGCAAAGTTTGCACCGTCTGCAAATATCAGACGTTCTTCGTTAGTGCTAAAGTTATATTTCTCAAAACGATAACGCCCTGCACTAGTGCGTCCTGAATCAATACTCGTCCAAGAACTACCCGTACCGAAATACACATTTGTACTCTGTGCAGCAACCACTCCATTATTAAATACTGCTACACCAAGAATAGTGCTAGATGATCCACCTACCTGTGAAGAAGAAAAACGTGAAGTTCCACTTAATCTACGATATCCTCCTCGCACTGACGGTTCAAAATTTTGCAGTATAGAGGCGGCACCGACAGGCATGGTATATACATCTCTATCCAGCACCAAACCACCTGACGTTGTAACAACATACGGTGATATGTACTCTGGCGCAGTAATGTTAGCCATTAAGTATTGACTCCAACAAAGTTACGATTGTTACCAGTAATACCCGCAGGATAGAAGTAGTTCTGATGATTGATCAGTTCTACACGCATACGTTTGATACCCTCTATGTAATCTTTGTCTGCTAGTTGTGCGCCAGCCATGTTCGCTCTCATCATGTACGCATAGTACTTTGCGCGATTAACAACGATGTCATGAAACCGTGTGGGAAGAGTAGGTGTATCACCATGTGCGTCAAGATCGGTGTGTGTAGCGTAATAATCAAATGCAATATTGTATGAACTTTTATCAGGTATTGGACTAAGACCGAAACTACCGTTGGAAGGATCACGGTATACGTAGCGAGGTATGCCGAATTGGCTAGATTGAGTTACGTTTAGATCACTTTCACTGTGTGTATCTAACCACTCATTGTAAGATAGGTAGACTAGACGTTGTGGCTGCATATTCTCTACTACCTCAACGCTGTCTACATCGTAGTTAGCTGAAGCAGAGTTGGCTAGACCAATATACGTGGTCGTAGCCGTAGCAGTAAACTTAGTAGTATTATACTCCCCATCACCAAGGTTGTCAATACTTAATGTTGTGCTTGATATCTGTGTTCCACCAGATGAAGTACCTATCTTTAGTGTAATATCTCCACCTACAGTTCGCGTACGCACTACGTACTCCGTATTGACTACCGTGCTAATAGCCTGTGTCACTTCAGCTGCATTAAGACGTAGCGCACCGTTACCTGTTGCAGAAGTCTGAGCAGGGCTACCAGATACTGTAGTCCAGCTTGTAATGTTCGCAGTGAAATCTCCGTTGGTAATAAGGTCTTTAGGAGTTAACACAAAAGAATTAAAGTTTACTTTTCGTGCATCAGTAGGGTAGTCATACTGTCGTGTACCTGCAGTTGTGACTTGGTTTTTTGCAGTATACAGATATGACCACTCTACCTCAGAGTTATATATGTCATGAATAGATTTGTTCACAACATTTTTAACCATAGTCTGTACACCTCTGGATGAGCTAAAATTAGCAGATGTAAGTTCTACTTCGTTTAGTTCGTTAAGAACACGATTGGTAAGCTGTAAGAATGTCGCCATGATTATTCCTTATATTTAGCTACACGACCACCGTAAGCGTAAGGTTTACCTTTCTTGATAGGACCGCCACCCATGTAGTATTGCGGCATCTTCTTTTTCTTTGGTGCAGAAGTTTTCTTTGCTGACATGTCGGAAGCACCAATCATACCGCCACTAGCGTTATTATCTTCAAATTCACGCATATCTGGATCAGTATCATATTTTAATCCGATTTTTCTAGAAAGATCACCAAAGAATGTTCCTTTTTTACCATGGTATTTATATTTAGAGTCTTGCTTTTTTGGTTTACTAAAAGAAGGGTCTTCCATTTTAGGAGTTTGTCTTCGACCTTTATCAAAAGTGTCTACATTGGGTTTTCTGGGTTTACGTTTAGGAGCAACATCAGCTTTTCCTATGACGCTTGGTCCTCTAAAATCTTTAGTTTTTATTGTGTCTTGTACTTTTTTATCTTCTGTTTTTTTAGCAGTGGGACGTTTATTAGTTTTGTTCCACTGATTCATGTACTGTCGTAAAGTTAGTCCCGTTTTCTTTAATTGCTCTGCAGAAACATTAGCTTTACCGTTAAGGGTTTTATTAGAGCCTACACCAAATCTTCCTTTTGTTTTTTTCTTTTTCCTAATCATTGCGTCTTTATCTGAAATTGATGTATCCATTACTTTAGAACCACGACCAGAGATTTTTCTCTTAGCTTTAGCGTCATCAGTTCCACGTTTTGAAACTGCAGCTGTTCTTTTAGCTTTAGCGTCATCAGTTCCACGTTTTGGAACTGCAGCTGTTCTCTTAGCTTTAGCGTCATCGGTTTGTTTACGCCTTTTACCCACATTAGGGTCTGTTGACTCAGCCATAACAGGGCTTTTCTTTTTAGCCGCAGCTGTTCTTTTAGCTTTAGCGTCATCAGTTTTTCTTTTTTCTCTTCGCTTTCTCTTAGCCGCATTTAATCGTCGCGTCATTTCCGCAATAGATTCACTGTCTTCTATTTTTTTTCTGGTTACAGCCATAATTATTTACTCCATTCTTTTTTTAGATAGTTTTGAACTAGATTGACTTTAGTAAACGTGGTTGTGTCAGCTTTAACTGCCTGTCCTATTTGAAACATATTATACAGTATGAAAGATTGTTCGTATGAAATGTTAGTTGACATCCAGCCTATAATATTTACTCTTTTACCCTTTGTTATGTTACCTACACC